CACAGTCTCTTCGTCCACTGTACCCGTGATCCGCACCGGCTCCGGGTTGGGAAGATTCCGGTCATTGGTCCAGCTGAGCCAGCCATCCTCCGACACATGGGGATAAAATGTTGCGCCGTTGACTCCGAAAATCAGACTTCCCGGCAGATTGCCGGCAATCTGCCGCTGCGTTGTACCGACATTCCCCTGCAGGGACGGCGGCTTGGTGCTGATATTGCCTGCAAGTGCCATTATCGCTTCCCCCTGCAACACCCAACTGTTACGTCAATTACTCCCAGATTGCATGTATAATCGCAGCCATCCGGATAGATAACATGAGCGTGTGCCGTTATACGGCCAACCGGCAACGCAAGCGTTTCGTCCTTCGTCGGCCATATCCACCATCGCTGCGTCTGAGCGTCAAACTGGATTTCTCCCCGCAAATGGCTCTTGTGGACAGTTTTTCCGATGCAGATCTCCAGATCCTTAATCAGATCCGGCGTCAGGGTCTGGTCATCCTGAAACAGGTCAATGTAGATGGGGTAAGTGTCTCCTTGTGTGATCGTCATACGCTCACCTCACAAAATGGATCTGATCCACCGTTATGTAGGCTGTTGATCCTGCCAGGCCCGGGGATCTGGGATTGATCGCAATGACGCAGGATATATCTAACCCGGATACATCCACAGTGACATATCCATTCGATGTGATCTCAGCGTAAGCATCCATGGTGTATTTCGCCTTTTCCGCATCGCCTGTAACACCGATGACAAAATGAGGGGTTCCGCTTCCGGCATCACAGGCAAAGTCCGTGACATGGAAGACAACTGCGGAGTACGGTGTCATATCGATCTTGTTATTGGTCTGCACCGTTCCGCCAAAATAGTTGGCGGCGCTGGCTTTGTAGGCGCTCACGGTCATCTTACCGTCCTTAATGGTCATGGTGGGCAATACCGGATTGATCTCCACACTGCGCTGCACCGGAATCCAGCCGCCGGTGATGTCCTCGCAAAGATCGCCCTCGAAAAATGCGTACACCAGCCAGTCCCGCCACACCCCGTTCTGGAAGCTCTGCGCGGTTATAGGCTCCCAGATGCCGCCAAAATACTGCTTTGCCAGCAGAGGATAGATCATCATCCCCTGCCTTTTCAGCGCGTTAAACGCCACAGGGCTGGCTACGCCCGTAGCGATCCAGACCATGCCCTCCGCAGGCGCTTCCGGCTCCGTGGCCGAGAATACCCAGCCGGTCATTTTTTCGGAAGTAATGACCCAGATGGTGTTTTCCTTCGGATTTGCGGGCTGGGCAGTGCCGTCCACAACCTTGAAATTCAGCGCCACACCGCCGCTGCCAAAGCCCTTAAGAGGAACAATACTGCTCATACAGACACCTCCACAACCACAGGGATATCCAGCACCGGCTTATCCTCCAGACACCGGAAAGTCACTGTACTGCCGGAACGCCGGCAGGAGCTTACCTTTGCGGTTTCCTCCTGCAGCGCAGCTTCCTCATCCGGATCCTCCGGCCACAAGGGATAAACAGCGACACGCCGTGCGTCTGTCAGGTCGTTCACCTGTACAGACTGCTCATATGGCGCCGCGTCTGACCATCCGGAAGCCGACAGTACAACATGGATTTCCCTGGTATCCACGTATCCTTTATTGGCGGCATGGCCGGATTCTGTGGGAGTCGGAACTTCCAGATTTCCGGTCATTCGGTCGCCGCTCTTCAGGACAAAAGCGGTTCCTGCCCTGACAGCAGTCAGTTCCTCCTGAAGCTGTCCAATCAGCGCCATGATCTGTGTGTTGATGGCCGCAGTATCCACCCGGGTCACGGAATCGGCCATCAAACCGCAGTACTTTTCATTCAGCCGCAGATCCGTTACATTGGCAGCAGTAATGGAAGAAGCGCCGGGTTCCCGGCGAACATGGTACAGGTGCAACTCATACAGCGCTTCCGTGGTGGATCTGACAGGAGGCTGAGGGCTGCTTGCGGGAACTCCCTGCTTCACTACAACATCGGTGCCGTTTTTGTTGGCGTCATACTGCAGCACAATGGTATCAATTCTGGGATAAGTAGTATCCGGGATGCCCAGATCCAGAGAAAGCTCTTCCTTCATTGCACAGACAACGCCGAAAAATCTGCTGATCCGCAGCCATGCCAGACCAACGCTCAGGGTAATGGTATTGTCAGTACCGGTCAGGATGCGGGAAAAATCATCTCCGGCATAGACGCCGCTTGTCCGGGTGCAGTGGAACAAACCGGCATCCTCCGCCACATAATCAATGTTATTTAAGGGATAGGTCATTAAGGGCATTTCAATCACCTCGTTATGGTAATGTTACCGACTTCCACAATCGTGTCGATTCGGTTATTTTGAGACTGCTGGGTGAACCGCTGGATCCGGGCTTGCAACTTAATGTCATAGTCCTGGAGCAGCACTGTGACGATATCCCCCAGATCATACCGGGTTCCGAATTCCTGCCCCAGAGGCGTCAGGGCGCATTCCCATGTTCCCTGACGGGTAAGCAGTTCCTCGATGCCCCGGGCGGCGAGTCGGGCGCTGTAGGCTTCGTCAGACTCCCCTTCCTCCCGGGTGATATCCCGGGCATCCACAAACATGGAGCGCCTCTGCTCCCCTGCGCTCAAGTCTACATGGATCCGGAAACGCCCTTCTCCTTCCCCCTCTCCCAGAACGATGGCATGGTTTTTCTTGTTCTCGGTGGAGAGGGTAATTTCATCCACGCGCATATTTCCCAGCACAACGGAAAGAATCCGGTTCGGATCCGCTTCCGGCCGGTAGAATTCCAGCATTGGAACCTTATCCCTGCGTACCACCCGGAATCCGGTATCGGTTTTCTGACACATGGTTTCACACAACAGTTGTATGTCCTTGTTGCTGATCTGATGGTCATAGGTCACTTCCAGGTCATCATCCGAAACAGAAAAATTCCGGTAGCCGAAGCTGCCGGAATAGGCGGTGCGGATGGACTGGGTGAGCTTGCCGCCTGCCGGCAGAGTTCCCTCGAAGCACACATCTCCCAGACACCGGGCAGCCTGCTTGCCGCTTGCCACGATTCTGCCGTTCTTGCTTTTGACGGTTTTGATGATCATCAGGGTCTTCCGGTCATCCCGGCCCACATAACAGTCGGGTTTGACCTTCTTCTTATATTCGGCTGTTTCCTGCAGCTCCATGGTAAATGGCTGGGTGGTGTTGTAGCCCTCTGACCACATACAGGAGACATATCTGGCTTCCAGAATTGCAATCCGTTCCAGATCGGCATCGTAAAGATTAAGTTTCATAAAGCGCCACCACCGCGGGATGAAAACGGAAACTGACCACCAGACCCGCACCATTCTGGTCATCCGTTGCGGAAATCAAGTTGTCACCGGAGGTAAGCTCCACAAGTGTGGATTCATCATCCAGCCAGGACATGACATCCGTCACCACATTGCCGGAAGTCAGCTCCACCCGAAGGACATTTCCGTTGTCCCGGTAGATCGTCACAAACTCACCGGCATTTATGGTTCCGTTAAGTTTCAGGAAGGAGAATGTGGTCAGGTTTGATACTGTTGGATTGGTGCTGACGCCCTCGCTGCGCAGCACCAGTGTAAATGGCACTGCCACATCCCCGGGATTGATCACATTGGTGTATTTTTCCATTGCCCGGGTACCGAACCGGTGGGGTCTGACATAATTCACCGGGAATCGGAAGCCCGGAATCACACCGCCGATCAGATAGTGCTTTTCCTCAAAGGAAGAGAAAAAAGGAAACGGGGCAAAAAACTGCATGGTAAACTTTCCGTTATTTCGAATCGGAGAAAAGCTGGGCGCCGCCTTCACAAATACCCGGATATAGTGGGTCTTCTGAAAGATCAGCCGCCCGGAGGAAAGGGGCGGGCAGACATTCCGCAGACGATTCTTGTGGGATACCACATCGCCGTAGAACTGCCCGGTGACATTCAGAGTGCGCCCCGCCACAGATTGGGTTTCCACCGTCTCGCCCATCTGAGAAAATCCCTGGGACTTGCCCAGGGTCACTTCCATACCGTCTGCCATGTTGATGCCGAACCAGTTGGAGCCGGAGGGGCCAAAGGTGAAAACCTTTCCGTTGTCATTCTCAAAGATTACTTCATACACCCAAAAGCACCGCCTTTTCTGCCTGATACCGGGCTTCGCTCATCAGCTCCGCAGCGGTTTTGGCTTCACTGTAAATGTACTGATGGATCACCACAGAGCGTCCGGCAGGGACTGCCGCCGTCTTGCCTGTGGAGAGGTTGCTGGTGCGCAGCCGGCTCCGGAAGGCAGACGCCGTATCATCCACGGTTTCCGTCATGGCGTCTTCCAGGAAATGGGCGTTGTCCCGGACGCCCAGAGCGGCGCCTGTGGGCAGATGCTGACCCAGCTCCCGACGGAACAGACGGGATGGAGAACCGGTTTCCGCCGCGTTCTGACCGGACTTCAGTGCATTCTTGATAATCTCCTTAACCGCATTGTACAGGGAGGTTGCCGCATTCCACAGACCGGTAACAATACCTTCGATGATGTCTTTACCCAACTGCAGCCAGTCGGTTTCCACGATGGTGTCACGCAAATCACTGGCAATGTCTTTACCGGATTGGATGATATCCGGGATCATGGAAATAGTACCGGCGATCAGCTGACCGATCATGGAGATACCTTGCGCCAGAAAATCCGGCAGGTGCTCTGCAAAGGTGGACAGCAGAGAGCCGATCAGTGAAACACCGGAAGTAATGATCTGGGGCGCTGAAGAAAGCAGTCCCTTTGCCAAAGTGATGACCAGAGTCGCACCGCTGGACAGCAGCCCGGGAAGCTGGGACAGAATAGCCGAAAGGAGCATATTCAGCAGATATCCCGCCTGCCCCAGAAATTCCGGGATTCCGTTCAGGAAGCCCATTGTCATCTGGGTGATCATCTGAACACCGTTGGACAGCAGTGTGGGGAACCCACCCCGCAGGAAAGCGCTCAGCTTCACCACCACTGTGGATGCCAGCTGCTGCATACCACCGGGAATCAGTGCGTCAAGGAAGGTCACCAAAGTGCCGGGCAGTGCGGTGACAATATTCCAGACCATAGGGATCAGATTGCCGGTCAGAAAGGTCGCCGTGGTCTGTGCCAGGGCATTCAGGGACGGCCCTATAGCATTACCCAGCGCCAGATTTCCCAGAACATTGGTGAAGGCGCTCTTCATGGCATTGAAGGAACCGGATATGGTTTTGGATGCCTCCGCCGCTGTGGTGCCGGTAACACCGAGCTGACCCTGAATGGCGTGGATGGCGCTATACACATCGGAAAGATTGTTGATGTCATACTTCACGCCGGTGAGCTTCTGGGCATCGGCAAGCAGTCGCTCCATTTCGGTTTTGGTGCCGCCGTAGCCCAGCTTCAGGTTATCCAGCATGGTATAGTTGCCCTTGGCAAAACCCTGATAGGCATCGGTGATCCGCTCCATGTCGGTACCGAATTTGTTGGCATTGTCGGACATATCCGTCAGCGCCATATCCGCCACAGTTGCTGCCTTGGCGGTATCGCCGCTCAGACTCTGCAGCAATGACGCGGAAAAGCTGGTCACCTGTTCCATGTAGGAATTGGCGGACAGACCAGCAGTCCGGTAAGCATTGTTGGCGTTGTCAATGACTGTCTGGGCGTTTTCCTTGAACAGCGTTTCCACGCCGCCCAGACTTTGCTGCAGATTCGCGCCTGCCATGATGGTATCCGTCAGAACCTTACCGATGGCGGCAGTGGAGATCATGCCCTTGATCTGTCCGATCAGGCTGGAACCAAACAGACTGCCGGCACTTTTTCCGCCGGAAGGCATTTCCTTCTCCATGATGGAGGTAAGCTTTCCTTTAATGCCTTCCGCAGAGGGGATCACCTGCACATATGCTTTTGCGATACTAGACATGGTGCTCCACCCCCGTCAGTTTCTTCCATTCGGTTTCGTAGTCCTCCGGGGTATCAAATACCTCCAGATCGGTTTCATCGGTTGCACCACCCAGCAAGGCATCCACAATGGATTTTGGAGGATTGATCCCCTCCTGACCATTCTGGGTCTGCTGCCAGACCAGAATGGAAAGCCTGTCCACTGCCGCTGCCAGGAGCAGAATATGCTTTGGTAGTTTCTCACCGGACAGGCGCATTTTGATACGGGAATTTTCCCTCAGACCGGAAGCGAGGGTCGCCAGCAGTGTCGCCGGTACCCCCCGTATATCCAGTATCCCGTAGGTTTCCGCCAAATCGCAGATCAGTGCGTCCCGATCGGCGGCGATCATTCCGGCGAGGGTCAGGATTTTTTTCCCTGCTGCCCAAACGCGGAGAAAATCTCTCCCAGTTCCTCGGTGATCTTCTCCATCGGCACCCGCCCGGACTCGGTTCGTACATGGTTATAGAGCCGCTGTTTCTGATTCTTGTCCAGGATCAGATTCAGCACCCGGGAAACAGACAGCGGATTTTCCTCCTGCATTTCTGCCAGAGCATCCACCAATTCCATGTTGTTCATGACGTCCTTATCCAGCGCATACGCAAAGCCGGATTTGGTTTTTCCCTGAATCATAGCAGACCCTCCTTATGCAGCAGCCTTGATGTATTCGTAGTGGAACTGACCCTTTTCATCCGGCAGTGCGGAAAGGGTGATAGAATAGCCCACTTCCTTGTTGTCCACATAGCTGATCTCGCCCAGTTCCGTAATGCAGGCGTTGGGGATCACAATCCGCTTTGCCGCGCCACCTTTCAGGATCATGTCGATGACCCAGCAATGGTATACACCGTCCTCCGCGTTCACCTGAATCGTAATTCCCTCCTTCAGGGTGCCGGTGACGTTCTTATCACCATAAATCACCTTGAGGACGTTGACGTTCATGCTTTCGAGCAGTGTGAATTTGAAGGTATCGGGTCTGCCGGTCTGGAAATTCATCACCACATCGCCGCCCCACGCTGTGGCTTTCTCCGTTTCGGGACTGTTGGCATTGACCACTCCATCCTTTCCGGCATAGCCCAGATTCATAAAGGCTTCTGCCAGCTGGGCTGTGGTATCGGTGGGAAGCGTCGTTCCCAGAGGCGCGCAAAAGATTGCGCCGCCGATTTTGGGCTTGCCGGCAGTAACATTGGCAGCATTGTTTGTTGCAGTTGCCATGGTATATCTCCTTTCAGTAATGAGTAATATTCTGCACCGCCTGATACCGGCGGCGCTTGTTCGCCGTATCCGGGAAGGGATAATCTCCGCCCCGATGGGAACCGGCAATACAATCCAGCTCGCTCAGAGCGTCAAGAGCGTTTTTTACTTCCTCATTCAGCCGCATCGCTTCCAGCAGGGAGGGCGCGTAGGAATCCGCCACCAGAATGGCGGATTCCAGAAATTCCTCCCTTGGGTCGGTCTGCATTTTGAGGATCACAAAGCGCCCCGGTGCTTCCTTCGGATATTCGAAAAAAAGTGGAGCAGAGATCCTCTGCTCCACAAATTCTTTGATGGTTATTTCGATCATTCTTCGTCCCTCCCGGTGTTTGCCGCGGCATTGACACGGGTGCGACCCACATATACATCCGGCACATATTCCATACCGGTTGCCCGGGTGAGCCGGGCTGCCTGGGATTCACAGACGCTTGCGATTTCGGCAGATTTCAGCAGTTCCCGGATTCCTGCGGAATCCAGCTCGATTTCTACACTAGCCATACCGCTCCACCTTCACTTTCAGGTTCCAGCCCAGAGGAAGATTTGCTTCCGTCCACCGCTGGGGAAATCCGAAGGTATGCCAGGACTGACCGAAAAACTCCACGCGCTTATCCTCCCAATTATGGGAGTCCCCTTTGGGAATGCACAGCTCATAAACGGCGTGTTTGCCGTAGAGCTGCAGCCCGGAGACGATGTCCTCCGTGCTGACCGGACAGATCAGAACGTTTTCCACCGTCACCGGGGTTTCCGTATAAATGGGAGCGTTCAGGGCATTCACTCCGGTCTGAATGGTTTCATACAGGACGACTTTTTCGCCTTTAATCGTGTATGCCATAGATATCCAGCCCTCCATACCGCTGCCGCCTCAGCCCCAGACGGGCAAGTTCACTTCGCTTGATGAAGATACCGCCGCCGGGAACCAGATAGGTACCCGACGCAGTATAGGGTCCGGCGGTCTGGGAAAACTGGGTGACCGGCTCCTGATCGGTGGATGTCATCAGCGTCCGGGCGACCACATCAACGGTAACGGATTTCGCAACGGCAGCAAGGTGCGCGCTGGATGCCACCATAGCATCCAGATCCTTCCCTACCCTGTCCGCCTCCGCCTGCAGAGACGAAGAAACCAGCTCAAGGAGGGCTGCTGCCCGAAGCTGCTCTTCTGCCGTCATTGGCCGCCACAGCGTCGTCAGGTCATCTACCGTAGCGAAGGCTGCCATTACTTCTTACCCTTGCGGGAGGTCTTGGGCTTCGCCGCAGGAGCCTCCTCCACGCAAACGGCCTCGCCGGCTTCCGCAGTGGATTCATCCGCAAAAACATCCTCAAAGGGTTCCTCCATATTCTCAGCGGAATACAGCATTTCCTCCACGACAGGCTCCCAGTTCTTACCAGCGATCTTATTGGATGTAGTGATTACCTCACCGGTCTTCTTATTGCGGTACTGATAGCTCATAGATTACGCCTCCTGTACAACACGGGCAAAGGCATCTTCCACCAGAATACCCCAGCCAACAAAGGCAGTTGCACGCAGGTATACCTGACCATGGCCGGCCAGATCCTTGCCGGTGTTGTCGGGATCACCGTAGGGGATGATCTCCAACTTCACTTCCTTGGCATAGCCCCACTTGACGCAGTTGGCGAAATCGCCCACGATCGCCATATCCTTGGAATCACCAAAGGAAACCGTGCTGTTGACGCTGGAAGGAATGCCGTTGACTTCCTTGGGATTGCCGCCCCAGGCCAGCTCGGGATAACGCTTAGAACCGTTGTCGTTCTGCAGCTTGCCCATGGCGGATCCGAAGGCCTTTGCCATTGCGATGCCGGTGATGTCGAAGTCACCCACCAGCTGGATGGCATCGTCCACGCAGTCATCGGGAGCGGCGGCATTGTAGGCAACGGTCTGATCGATCTTGTCGAAGTAGTAGGTGATCAGAGGGGAAACCTCACCGGTGCGGGGATTGACACCATGGAATGCCATGATATCGATACCGCGTGCCAGCTTAGCGGAGAAACCCTCGTTGAATGCTTCCAGAATATCGATCTGCTCTTCCTCGGACGCGGTCATAAACCGGGCGGATACACGGGCACCGTACTCGATTTCCAGAGGCACCATCTTGACAGGCGCGACCGTAATGCCGCCATGACCACGGGCTTCTCCTTCAGCAACAAGGGCAACTTCATTGTCCATAGAGAAAACAAACACCTTATTGCCTGCAAAGGCAACGGGAGTCTTCTTACACAGGACAGCCAGAGAGGACTTGCCTCTTACCTGATTAAACAGGTCTTCGACCAACTCAGGATCGAACAGTTCGCTCATATTCAGTACTTCGGGCATAATTGATTATTCTCCTTTCATTTTGCCCAGCATCGCTCTGATGCGGGATCTGTTGGTGGATTCTGCGGATGCATGGGGTTCTGCAAGGGGCGCTGCACCCTTAAACGCCCGAAGGTTTCCTGCCATTGTGTCGGCATCCTTCTTGATGTCCGCCTCGGTTTCACCTGTCAGACGGGATGCAAATTCCAGAGGGATGCCCTTTTCGCCGGCAATTTTCCGCTTCAGCGCATCGTTCTCATAACCCTTGATCTGCCCCTGAAGCTGGGCAATGGTAGCCGCGTGAGCATCCCGCTCACCGGTAAGGGTTGTGATCTGACCCTGAAGGTTTGCAACGTCGCCGTGTACCTCCCGGACACGGGCGTCGAATTCCTCCTGGGTGTTGATGGGAGTAAATTCCATTGTTGCCTCCTGATAATTTATTTACCACCGGAATATCCGGTCAGTATCCTACTTTTTGTTTGGTACGCTCCTTGGCCGTTGCGCACTTCCAGTATGCCAGAATCATGCTGTCCATCAGCTCAATGCTGGCGCCGTCCAAAATGGACTTAAAACCATAGCCACCGTTGCTGCCAATCGCCCGCTTTTCGCAGTTGCTGACGATCTGCACCATGGAGGGCTGTCCCATGTGGCAAAGCTGTTTCAGGTTCACCGCCTGATAAAACGCGGAGTTGGCCATGATTACATCCTTTACTGTGGGCAGAGCCGGCGCTTTGATTCTCCGCTTTTTCATGTCAGCTGCCAGCAACTCCTGACCGCTGGCACCGTCCACCACTGTTTTTTCAACGGATGCTTTTGCCAGAAAATCCAGGATCCAGCCACTGCCTGCCCGCTGGGTGCGGCAGTCGATGCCTTCCACAAAGATCCTGCTGTCTTCCGTTTTGGCGGCGATGGAAACCGCAACCAGATCGCCATCATGGCCATACTTGATGCCCACAAACAACCGTCCAACCAGCTTCGGCAACGTTCTTACCTGCAGATCGTTCCATTCCCGCTTGCTGATGGCAGATTTCTGGTTGTACCGCAGGAACAGGCCCAAACGCTGGATGTTGAAATCGATCTCATCCTCGCCGATTTCGTCCTGAATCGCACGCTCCGTCAAAATGGTGCCGAGGGACGGGTTGGTTTCATACCAGGCTTCCTTGTCCCGGGGATCCGTCATTTCGTCCACAGACCACTCCGCCCAGCCAGTGTTTTCCGTCTCGCCCCGCAATGCTGCGTTGCGCAGATTCAGAAATACCGTGCCGGCAGACACCACCGTGGGCGGTGTGCCGCAGTAAATGGTCTGGGGATTCCGGCTGTCAGATACCACATATTTCAGAGCTGTGGCCTGTGCGTCGGTGTATTCCTGGGCTTCGTCAACCACCAAAAGGTCGAAGCCTTCGCCCAAACCGCCAGAGGACGATCGGGTGCGGAAATCTATGGTTCCACCGTTCTCCCCCAGCAGAACGATCCGCTCCAGACCTTTCTGCTTGGCGTAGGTAAAGTGTTTATCATATTTCACGCCCCGCTTGGTGCGTTCCACTTCCTCATAACCAGCACCGACCAGACGCTCCACCAGACGCCGGGAAGCAGCTGTACTTGTGGTGGTTCGGTGGGCAGTGTGCAGGATATGCTCTCCTGCTTCCAGCCCCCAGAATTCCCGGATTACCACGACTTCGTTTTTACCGTTTCGCCGGGGAACGCACTCACCGAACTTGGTATGCACCCACAGGCCATCAGCATTAACAGCCATGATGTCATAAACCAACAGCTCCTGCCATTCCTGTGCGGTACGGCCGGAGCTGTTGTAGGTTTCAATTGCTTCCTGCCCCTTCGTTTCGGTGTAGGGCAGGATGATGGACTTGGTAGGGGTCTGGCGGCCCTTGCGAATTTCAGCCATGTATTCCCTCCTTTGGGCATAGAAAAAGCACGATGCAATGCACCGTGCTTTGATTTATTCTTCAATTTCCCGGAGCATAGCCTGAAACATGGACTCCTCATCCAGTTCATCCAGATAGAACAGATCTCCATCCTCCAGCCGATTAGCAAGGGCATCGTCATAATCCTCGGCATATTCGATTACCAGGGCGCCATAGGGTCCAAGGTAATCAATGGCAAACAAGCTTGCACCGTCCGGGCCAAGAAAGAACGCGCGTGCGCCGACCTGGATCGTCTTAAACCGCTCCGAGAAACGGGCATTCAGAGCATCCGCTCTGGCTCTAATCTTTAATTTCGATTCCATCCAGTCCATACCGTTTCGTTCCTCCTTTTCCTGTTGATATCTTGTAATATGCACCGCCGTGGTGGCTTCGGTTTTCTGGATGATACTGAAACAAGCCGCCATCTTCGAAATTGATCTTAAAACCACCGCCATCTGCAAAGGAGATACCCTTCAAAGATCCCCGCATCAAAGGACTGATTTCCGAACCCTCCTTTGAGAACTCTGCAAACAGCTGTGCAGGAGTATAGGAAGCAAGCCTTCCGGGATGCTTACTTAGATCCACAGCCAAACTCTGGATTCCTACACTTTTTCTTGTCTCAAGAATATCATATCCGGCTTCGTCCGTCCACTTTTTTGTGTGAACATTTTGACGTTTTCGCTTCCCATCAGCTGGATCATACTCTACCGTGCAGCGGCACCGCTCATGGCGCTGATAAACCTCATTCGGTACATCTGGATAGTCATAAACGCCCTCCAAATTGGAGCACCACTCACAACACTTCCGTTCCGCCCTGCGGATGACCTTGGGAGTCAGTCCTGACCGCCCCTGAAAATTCACATTTGCCCGGAGGGTTTCGTCCACCACATTCATAGAGAAATTCTTCACCGGCTCGTCCAGCACCCAGGACACCGTGTCGAATGTGTCCGAATCGGACACCTTGGTTACGATACCATCGATGCGGTCAGTGTTCACCGGCACGGTCTGGGCTTTGATGCCGATATTGGCTTTCTGATTCAGAGCCGTCTGGACCATGGCAGCGGCTTCGGAAACGATTGCGTGGTCTTCTTCCAGCAGCGGGCGAAGCACCCGGTCGGCGATATTGAAATACATCCTGCCATCCGGCAGCACCGCTGAGGAAAGGTTTTCCCGGAACACATCTGCCAGAGCCTGTCCGATCAGATACGCATATTCCTCCGCATCGGCATAGGTGGCGTTCCCTGCTTCAATGCGCTTGTACAGCGCCCGGATTTTGGGGTTCACGGAGATTTTATCAGAGAACCGCATTCGCAGATTTTCCAAAAGCTGAGGGGCAATATCTTCCATAGCGTCTCCTTACGCCTCTGGCGCGATGCCCGTCAAATCCTGCAGCGTTCCGGGGCCAATGAATCCGGGAACCGCCTGATTGATCTTGCCAATGCCGTCGCCGATGCCCGAGAGCATGGCCGCATCCGGCTCGAACACAGGATCCCAGGCCGCTTTGGTTTGATAGAACTGCTGCCGGCGGTATTCGTACTGATCCCGGACGCAAGCTGCCAGAAAACCCACATTCAGGAAGCCGCTGCCAAAGGTTTTCTGCGCTTTCCGTGCCGCAAGCCGCAGGTTTTCATGGCTCGCCCGGATTGCCTCCACGCTGGAGGGGTTGTCTGCCACAAAGCCCAGATCGTCCAGCGTCAACCCCGTCTCTCCGGCGAACAGGGAAGCAAAGGTGCGCAGCTGCTCGGTAAAGGGAGACATGGACTGCTGGGTAAACTGACCCAGCTTGGGGGATTCTCCGTCCTCATCCTTGGTAAAGGTCAGGATGCTGGCAATGGTGGCTTTCCATTTGTCCAGCTCTTCCGTATCCTGGGCAAGACCAGTGATGTACTTCTGAGGGAAGGAGTAAAACTCCGCACTGACTTCCGACCGCAGCAGCGTCCGCAGAGCGCCCTGCATCAGATTCATACACGCCCTGCTGATCCGTGAGTGGCCGAAAGGCCGCATGGCATCGGGACGGTAAATGACGGGAACCAGCAACGGGAACGGCGCGTGACTGGTATCCGTGCGGATCAATTGATTGCCCCGGTAATATTCCGTCCTGCCCGGCAGGAAGTAGGCTTCCAGCTCCGCATTTCCGTGTTTATCCCGGCTGATAACGGCATAGCCCTCTTTCAGCATTCCGGTGATTGGATCCGGATCTCCCGTGGCGTTGGCACCATCGATGACCTGCAGTCGGGGATAACCGTCAATGTCTTCGGAGATGTAGACAAAGCAGCAGGAACTGATCAGAGCTGACAGCATGGCGCTGTCCGGCAGGATGTCGCCGTTGTTCATGGCAAAAATGGTATTCAGATCGAAGTTATCGTTTTTGAATTCTCGGAAAGAAAGCCGGTCACCCAGAGAGTCCACCGCTTTGCCGCACCAGCCCAGGGTTTCCGCCATCCACATGAATTCCGCCGGGATCAGGGTACGGAAATACTTGATGCCGTTCTTCATGTCGTAGTATTTATACCGGAGCAAAACCCGGTTCCGCTTCAATGCCAAATGGTTTCGCAGGTATTCCCTGCCTTTCAATGCCATCGGCGGCACCTCCTTCACTTTTTTGCTTCTATGTTAATAGTTGATTCTTTCGTGGGTGTACACTGTCTTTCTGGGGTGGATTTCTCAGCGAGAAATATTCCCAGTACGACTGTGGAAGGTCGGAATCACCCCTGGGAGGGTCCCCCACCCCCTACTTCGGACGGTATGCCGTCCAGTCACAGGACTGAGGAAGAATCCGATTAGACAGGGTTTCATCCTCTTCCGCCTTTCTGTTCCGCCGCAAGAGTTTGTCCGACTTCTGGCGGTTGCAAGTCCAGTGGGCAAGCTGCAGATTGCTGATATCGCTGGGATGACCGCCTTTGGCGACCGGAACAATGTGGTCAACACAGGGTGACAGCGGATGCGGATACCGCAGTTCCTTGTCCACCGGCTTGCCACAGATGCCGCAGACCGTCTGGGTCAGCAGGATCTTCTTTTTGTTCTTGTCCGCCGCACCCCGGTGGGTGCCGTCTTTATCCGGCCTGTTTCGTTTTGCTGCTGCCATCACTGCCTCCCGATATTACAAAAGCGGCCAGGGAGCTTTCCCCTGACCGCCAGTTTGATTGTCATCATTATACTGCGAAATCAGGATATTTCAACCCCATTGATTCTCAGGTTTCCAGAGCGCCGCATCTGGCTTCGGTGAACTTCCGAAGCGCCTTATCCTTTCGCCGGTAAACGGTCTTGATGTCCACCTGCAGATCATCGGCCAGCCGGTCAGCAGCCTTCTTTTCCGGATGAATGTAAAAACGATCCAGAAGCGCATATTCTTCGGAATCCAACACAGCAAGAGCCCGCTCCATTTTTTCGACCCAGGCTTTGGTCTGCCGGTATGCTTCGCTTAATTCCTCCCGGAGTGTTAGGATGTTCAGGATCCGGTCGTCCCGGCTCACGCCGCCGCTTTTAACGGAAACGCTGTCCGGAGCTGCGGAGCGGATATTTTTCAGAAACTGCTCCTGTTCCCGGATATCATCCGGCAGGTTTTCCAGAGCAACGCACTTGGCCTGATAAGATTTTAGTTTCCTGACTGCTTCGTCCCGCCAGGTCATCGGCACTCACCTCCTTGGAGGGAAAGCCCGGCAATCCCGTGAGAAAAAGTTTGTTCTCGTGTGTTCAAAGGTTAGTACCTCCCTCCAGTCTATAAGAGAGGAAGCCCCTCTTATTTCTTACGGATTTTCATAATAGATGATGGTCTTGTAGCCGCCGTATCCGGGTAACTGAACCGGCTCGCTCAGCTGTGTGCAGCCAATAGGAACCGCAATATCCACGGCATCATTGTCGATGGTGGTATATTCAAATTGGGGTCTAACAAGTCCCCGGCTGGCTGTCCACATCTGTTCTCCGGGAACATGAACCCCCAGTTCCCTCGGTTCCCGGCACATATAGTGGGCTTTGTCCAGAATCTCCTCAAAGCTCCTCAGCTTCCGGACGTGGGTGATCCTGCCAAAGCTCCAGAGGGACTGAATCATTTCCGCATCGCTGTCATCCTCATACTTCAGGATCATGTGGTGATGGAGCCGCTGACCGCCGCCCCGGGTGGTGAGCTGGGTACAGTACACATATTGCAGCGGTTCCCGATTGGCTTTCCGGTATTTCCGGAACCAGCGCAT